GCACTAGCTAGGCGCTCCAACCTTAAGGACTTCAGTAAGCTTCTCGTTTACTTTCTTAGCAATACCAAAGAAGATCTCTGACGTGCCTTGAACCACTGGGTCATTAGGGAAGAAATCTTTACCTACGATAATGCCCCAAGCATCTGCATCAATATCTGCTGCATCACCGGTCGCGTACTCAATTTCATCAGGTGTAATCGACATATCGGTACGAGGTACTTTTACAATGTAGTAATCCTCAGCACCCGCACCCTCAATAAAAGGGAAGCCTGATACTTTGGAGTTGCGTACCATGTGGTTAATGAGCGTGCGGAAAGACTTACTAGGCTCTGTCATCATCCAACTAACATTAGCCCCGATGAAGAACGTCATTGCCGTGGTTTCAGCATCTTGTGTATTGCCTGCTACCATCTCATCCTTAGTGGAATTAACGGTGGGGCATTTAATATTGACGATAGGCATTGCTTAATCCTCGGATTTAGCCTTTTTAGCAGCAGGCTTCTTAGCAGGAGCAGGTTCTACCGGATCAGCTTTTTTAACTTCCTTAGAAGCTTTTGGGGCTTGTGGTAGGAACTTCTCTACTACACCTTGCTCAATTTTAAGTAGGTGTGAGATTTGTTCGGGGGCGTAACCATCACTGGTTAGATCTCGAATGGCTAACTGCTCGGACTTATTTGCACCAACTGAATATGGCATGAAATCATTCTCCAAATTAAAGGGGGCGTATTTGCCCCCATTTGTTTGCACTAGTCGGCAACACGCAGGTTAACGATGTGCTCATCTTCTACACGAACCGCACCATAAGTAGATTGGCTGTATAGTGACCATGCATAAGAACGGCTAGGGTCTTGTTGCATAAAGGTCGAGATGTCACGGTTAACCGCTAGGCCGATTGCGCGACGTGTGAACGCGTAACAATCCGTTTGACCACCCGCAGGTGCAAGCAAACGAGTTGAACAGATCCAAGTGAAGCCCATCCAGTTTGGAACGATCAAACCCTGAGTAAGCTTCTGTAATGCTTCACGCGTTACATAGTCACTTGAAGTTTGTTCGGTCAATTGGAGTAGACGACGTACTTGTGCAGGTGATACCACCATGAACTTTTCTACTTCACCTTGAATATCGTTCTCTAGGAACTTCTCTTGAACTTGGGTAACAAGGTCAAAAGTGATTTCCCCAGTACCGTCACCTACACGCTGAGCTGCAGGGAAAGTTACTGCATTACCGTCACCGTCTAGAGCGTCAGAGCCAAATGCACTAATAATTTCGTCATCGAAAGCACGAGCCATCGACATACCCATCTCTTGTACAAGACCGCCACCGATGTCTACTTTTGCTTGGATTTGATCTTCAAATTCGATCAATTCACCAACATTGTAGGTTTTGGCAACTGCTGTACGACGTGAGAACTCGTAGTTAGTGATTGGAGTAGCTTGAGCACGAGTAGTTTTCTGAGTGGCTTCTTTTTTGTCCACACGATCCCATGAATAAGTCTCACCACCTGAACTTACTTCAGATACGTAAGGACGCAGGCGTGCATATTCTTGTTGTGCTAAGTGGCGTAGGTATTGGTTAAATTCGTCTATATAGACTTTATTGATAGTAGTAGACATTGTTGTCTCTCCCGCAAAAAAATTAAAAGTTCGTTTCTTTGCAGGTGTCTACTTTCTGTAGAGCTGCTTCTAATACGTAGGTATCAGAGCCAAAAAAAGGGTATCCAATGACACCCTTTATAGATTCGCAAATTGCGAATGTCAAATATTTTTAATCAGCTTGCATATTGATCAGGCTTGGCTTGCTTCATTAAGTCATGCATTTTGGCTCGCGCTCGTGCATCTGACTTGTGATATGGATGCTGTTTGTTGTCCAGTATCTCGTTGATCTGCTGCTGAGCTTCGTAAGGTGTCATTGCCGTTGGAGAACCGCTTGGTTGCGTAGTAGCAGGATCGCCTTCGCCCACTTTGTCTGCTAGGCCATTTAACCATTTTACTGTACCCGCATCGGCTGACTTATTCTCAAGCATAGACACTAAGCTCTCAGGTGCGCCTGCCCCCTTAGCAAACTCTAAGGTTTGTTGGTACTTAGCTTCTGCTGCTAAACCCCACTCCTCTTTAAGAGTCTGTAGGTTAGCCTCTTGCTTAGTCTGAGCTTCACCTTGTTGCTCGTACACGTTCTTACCGATATTCGCGGCTAAGGCTTCATACTGCTCTCGGGTAAGACCGGCTTGAGCAGCTAGTTCCTTAATGGACTCTAACTGACCCTCAGCAAACGCAATATCATCGCCTTTTATATCGGAATAGCCGGTAGCATCGCTTGGCATCCCGATCTGCTGCATGAAATTCGTAATGGTGTCCCGATCATCCATGTCAGGCTTACGCATAAGCTCAGGTACGCGATCTTGTACCTTTTGAAAGAATGCCTCACGCTCGTCACTGGCAGCATTTTCAGTGGGGATTCGTAGTGAGTTGCCAATAAATGATTGCTGATCAACCACCTGCTTCCAAAATGCTTCGGGGGTAGGACTGCGCTTAAGAATACCCAAACCCTGAGCATTCTCAGGCAAGGTACTAATAAACGATTGCATTTCTTCACTGTGACCAGTACCACCTGTGTTTTCACCATCCGGTGCGCCTGCTCCATTAGTCATTAGCTTTCTCCTCATGGTTTGTGCAATTAATAAAATGAGTGATTAGCTCTTGGCAACCAATACGGCTGTAAAGCTCGTTAACATTGTTTGTTAACTGCTTTGACCAAATGTACTGGTTGGCAAGGTGGGCTAGTAGTTGCTGACCCTCCTCAGAGCTAAACACCTTTTTGATTAAGCGTTGTTCTTGAAGTAGGGCTTCTTTGTACGCTGCCTCGTTATTGTCCAAGTTATTCTCCTTCCATTGCTTTCATACCATCGCCCATAGCTTGCATTGCTTCGACTTGAGCCATTTGCTGTTGTACCTGATTACGTTGTGCGCGATCTGCTGCTATTTCGTCATCAGGACGAATGAGCTTAGCGGATACCCCTAGCATCTTAGCTAATTGCTTAGCCATTTCATCGAAGTCAGGAATATCCATAAGCTCAGGGTTAACCTCAGCAAGGCCTGCTAAGGTCATTACCCAACGCTCTACAGCTTGAACATTAGAGGCACTCATGGTCTTAGCCATAGGAGAGGTGTACTCAATGTCGGTTGCTGAACCACTGTCTATTACCGATTGTGGCGGTTCAGGTAACTTACCTGCTCTCCACAAGATCCTAAACGTGCGTTGAATAATAGGGTCTAAGAGGTCTTTCTGTAATCGGCCTAAGGTTGGGCTAATTAGCGCCTCTAACTGCTGCATACGTACACTGATTTCAGTAGCCGTTGCAGGTGTACCTTCCATCGGAGGTAGGATTAACTGAGGTATAAAGAAGTAACGCTCAATGTTCTCACGTAAACGGTTCATCTCTTGGTAAGTAACATCAAAGCGTGCGTTAGACTCAAACGTAGATAATTCGTTAATGTCACGTACTACGGTTAAACCACCTGCATTAAGATCTAAGTCAGATATTAAACCACGAGATGTAGTTAATGTGGGAGGGTCTAACGCCTTCTCTACTGCTGTAAGGTTAAGCTCTATTGTACGGTTAAGAGTCATCGTATCAGATAGTGCTATCATAGCAGGACTATTGCCCCACGTAGATGAATTGGTAGTACGCCATCTTGGTACGAAAGCAGGCATTTCATAGTACCCGCCCTCATCACCAATTTGATCACCGGAGTTTAAAATAACGTACTTATACCCATAAGGACGTTTGTTAGGTGCGGTATTGGCAGCACGATCGTCCTTATCGACACCAAAGCGGCGATAGATACAAAAGATGATGTCGATCTTTTTATCTGGGTCAGCCATAGGATCAAACTGCTCACTAATCCACTGAGGTATAGGCTGATCTTTAAAATACTCACGGATCTGCACAAGTGTCCATTGTAGGTGGCGGTAGAAGTTGCAGATTTCATTTTGGGTATCTTCCTCAAAGTAGCACTCTTTAATCGGTACAGACTTAAAGTTTAAATCCCCTTCACCTATGTCATCTTCTAAGATAATGGACGTGCCATAGCAGACTAAATCAGTGTA